CGACAGAGGATTTTGTGCGGTGATAGCGGCTGCGGTGATAAATGATTGGTCGTTCGGCATAGCCAAGGCCAAGATGGAATCAAGGGGATACAGGCACGGGTGTGGTGGTGTGTACTTTCATCACTCCTTAGCACTGTACGCCGAGCATGGTAAGGTAGCGGTTAAGGTAGACCCGTACAAGTTTGGTAAGACTTTGGCGAGCGTCCGCAACAACGTACCGAAAGAAGGAAAGTTTGTCTGGCACGTCAAGGGACACATAGCGGCGAGTCGTGATGGTATCCTTGAGGACTGGACTGCGGAAAATCCCAAGCGTTACAAAATCTTGGAGTGTTACGAAATATTTGACATCGAAGGAGTTTAGTTATCAGCAGGCATTCAAGCGAGTGCTTGCGCATAACTTAACTGAGAGGCAATACCCATGATGAATTTTAACATGAGCATTAAAGATAATAGCGTAGTACTGAGCTTACTTGAGGGTGCAGGCTTGTACTCAAGAGAATGCTACAAGAGCTTAGATAACGCCAAGAGTGAAGGCAGGATGGTCAACTACTACAATGCAAAGTTTCACGGGGCTGAGGCGATGTTCAAGAGCTTGGACTACCTGTGGCACAAGAATCACTATGCTGACCTGAAGCCTTACGCCGGTGACGATCCGGTGAACAAAGCAGAGCTTGCGGTTGATAAGGCTAAGATGTTTGCAGCCAAGGTTAAATTCGACCACGCTTATGCGCTGTACAAAGAAGCACATGACGAGTGGATGAAATAGTAAGGTTATCAGTAGGCATTCTAGCGAGTGCCTACGCATAACTTAACTAGGAGGTGTAAAATGCCAAATGATTTTGTAGTTAGTGTTGGTTACATTGTCGGGGCAGTTGTGTTATACTTCAGCTTCAGTTTGTTTTTGGATTTGGTAGAGTACTTAATTGTATAACTTGGAGAAATCACTATGAAAGAATATAATGGTCACCGTAGTTGGAATGCTTGGAATGTTTGTCTCTGGTTGCATAACGACCCTGATTGGTACGCTGAGTGGGAGTGGATGTCTGAGTATCCTGAAATCAGCCTTAAACGCGCAGTGTGTCGCTTACTGATAGCATTACCTGATAAAACCCCTGATGGTGCAGTATTTAATCCACTGTCAATAAAATTAGCAATTGAAAGTAATTGGAGTAAATAATATGAATTTTAGAATTAAAATCAAAGAAGTTTATGGAAAGAAAATGTACTACCCAATTAACAAAGTGGCAGTAACTTTCGCAGGAATAGCAGGAACTAAGACTTTATCAGAGACTGTACTAAACGCGGCTGAGAGCTTGGGTTATAACATCGTAGTAGAAGCAGATGACTGGAGGAACGCATAATGAAAAAATCACACTTACACCTGATCAAATGGGGCTTGGCTGAGGGCTACACAATTGAGATATACGGCGAAGGCGAGCTTGACTATACAGGAACATCCTACAAGGAGGCCAAAGAGCACGCTGAGGCTTGTGATGAGACTGAGATAGTCTTGCGAAAGGGACAGGAGGAGGGCACTTGGTTCTTGTGTAACAACTTCAATGATGAGCCTGACGAAATCGTAGCAGACTACAGCGACAACGAGGTCGGTCATGCGTGGCAGAAGGCTTACGACTCGGAGTGTTACGGAGAACTCTGCAAGGAGGTGATAAAATGACAGCTTCAGATCAAGCCAACGTAGATATACTGAAACGTCACATAATAGATATAGGGTTGCAGGGCGAGTTCCCTGACATCCGAACGCTTGACCATCCCGCAGACCTGTACGCGATAGCTTGGGCGCGTGGTTGGCTTGAGGGTCACTGCTATGCAGAAGAGCACGGAGAGGATGCTATTATTCAGCTCTATAAAGAATGGAAAGAATACGCCAGTTACGACGATGAGTAGATTTATAGGTGACATTCGTGTAGAGTGTCACTCGTTAAACTTACTATTACCCGAAAGAGGTTCACTAAGATGGAATCATACAAAATTTATATTGACGGTCTGTTATGGGGTGCTTTTTACCAAGAAGCCAAATGGAAAGAGGTAATCCGCGAGGTAGAGGATGATCTAAAGGTGGAGTGCAATGCAGTAGGAAGTCCGTTACAGACTAATGTTAAACATAAATAGGAGTGTCGTGATGAAAAAAGACTGGAAATATAGCAGACTTGTTGACTTAACTTTGATATTCTTAGGGGGTTTTGTAGCAGGTAGTTTAATTATGGCGGTGTTTATACACTTATGGAGAATGTTATGAACGATAAGGAGAATAGCGTAGGTAATTGGAGGTCGCACAGACTTGTAGAATGTCTGGTCTGTCAGAGACTAATGGGGTATCATACAGGCTCAAAAGTTGAAATATGTATTGATTGTACTTTAAAAGGATACGGAGCAAAAAGATGAACGATTACAGATGTAGGGTATCAGAGGACGAGCTAGCGCACGACCATGCGCAGGTGGAGATAACACCGGAGATGGAACGAGAGATGGAAGCAGAGGACGCGCAGAGCAGACGTGCGCAGTTTAAAGAACTACTAGAGGAGCTGATTAAAGATGCAGATTTTATGCTCAATCGTCCCAAGTGGTCGCCGGATGAGGAGGATATTGATATGCTACTAACAATCCAAGAGGAACTATATTGGTATGCCACGGTAACTAAAAAGAAAGAGAAGGCGAAACAAGATGATAACAGATAACAGCACAGAGAACGACCTACTCGCGGAGACAATCGACGAGCTAGGTCAGAGCCTGACGGAGTTACAGCAGGTTATTGCAGATATTAAACAGCAAGTAAACTACAGAGAGGAGTCATAATGGCAACATATTACGCACTGGAACAGAAAATAATCGACTGGCACAACGCACGTAACCTGATTGAGGGTAGTACAGACCACCAACAGTTTGAAAAGCTATTGGAAGAAGTAGAAGAGCTGCGAGTGAACATAGAACACAGTCAAGACTTTAGCGATGACGTAGGCGACATCTTGGTAGTACTTATTAACCTATGCGAGCGACACAACTTAACATTGACGGACTGTATGAACGTAGCCTATAATGATATTAAGTACCGCACAGGGCGTATGGTGGACGGTATTTTTGTGAAGGATTTAATTGACGAGAGCGGAGTAATTCAAGATGCAGTTTAATATAGCAGGTATGTTTTTAAATGTAGAGCCACGGTTCGGCATTGGGTTAGACATAGAGAGCGTAGAGAGCCGACCAGTATGGGCGGAGGTGAACGGAGAAATTAAAGCGTACGCCTTTGACGGATTGGTATTGCTAATACCCTTCTTTATTGTTACACTAGGGAACGTATGGACGGAGGTAGACAATGAGCAAGATTAAAGAACAACTGATTGGTTATGAAAGCAACGACTGGATTAGCAAGGAAGACCACGTAAGGGTCGATGAAGTTACGGAGTACCTAGTGTATGCTATGAGCGTGTCAGAGATGCAGCAGGCTGCTAGACAGCACATACAGCACGACCTGTATACAATGGCACGTAGCGACTTCGATAAGGTACACTACGACACAATAGGGATGCATACCTAATGAGCAGATGCAGAGCGTGTGACAAGATACTAAGTGAGTCAGAGTTGAAGCGTACTGATTATAATACAGACAAGCCTTTAGATTTGTGTTATAATTGTATGAGTATTTCCACTAACGCAGCACTAGCCTTTGAAGGTGGTGGGATATTAGACGAAGAAGATAACGTAGACCTAACTGAATTAGGGTTTGACATTAGCAATAATTAATGTTATAATATACTTATGTTATGTTCTTTAATAATTTAATAAAGTTTAAACCAAACGATCCTAAGGTGTACTTAGGGTCATAACTTAAAGCAAAGAAGGAAAATAGTATGGCAGTTATCGAAGGTACAGTAGCGTTTGAAAACCTAAACGAGCACGAAGTTTATCAGGGTCAATCAACTGGTAAATATTCAATGGTGATTAGCGTAGACGAACCAACGGCAGGTGATTTAGAAGCTAAGGGTGTCAAGCTCCGCGAGTACGAAGGTACAAAGCAACGTAAGTTCAGCACCAAGTATGACGTACCAGTGCTAGGGGCTGATGGTCAACCGTTCCAAGGCCGAGTCACACGAGGTTCCAAGGTGCGTTTGTTATGGGCTGAAGGTAATCCACATCCTGTACACGGAACATCCACCTACCTTAACAAGGTCAAGGTTCTGGAGGTTGCTGAAGCAGACGATGGTGAGGATTTCTAATGACAGCAGAGTCTACCTTTCTACGTCACGAGCCATGTCCATCATGTAACTCAGGTGACAACTTAGCAAGGTACTCAGATGGACACGCAGTCTGCTTCACGGCAGGCTGTAACCATTACGAGAGAGGCAACGGAACTGCCTCAGACTTTGTTTCACGTAAACCACAAAGGACATTAGAAATGACAGGAGTAACAGCGAGAATAACAGACCGACGTATCTCACAGGACGTAGCTAAACGATACGGAGTGACAGTAGAGTACGACACGGAAGGCAAGATAACGAAACATCACTACCCTTACTTTGATAAGGACGGTGGTGGTGCTATTGGTACGAAGGTTCGTATCGTAAACAACAAACAGTTTTATGCAACAGGTGGTTTTGACAATGCGGGTCTATTCGGGCAACAAGCTTTCAAGAGTGGCGGTAAATACATCACGATTACAGAAGGCGAAGCGGACGCAATGGCTGTCAACGAAATGTTCGACGGAAAGTGGCCAGTCGTTTCCATCCGAAGTGGAGCAGCCGGAGCAAGCAAGGACATCAAAGCCAACCTCGAATGGCTAGAGAGTTTCGAGAATGTTGTAATCTGTTTCGACAACGACAAGGCAGGACAGGAAGCAGCCAAGTCAGTACTTGATTTATTCACCCCCAACAAAGCAAAGAACGTAACCCTACCGATGAAAGACGCAGGAGATATGCTGAAGGGTGGTCAAGTTCAAGCGTTTGTAAAGGAGTGGTGGAATGCTAAGGCTTATCAGCCTGATGGTATTGTTGCAGGTGACGATACTTGGAACCTCATTATCGAACAACAGAACACAGTGTCAATACCCTACCCTTGGCAATGCCTCAATGAGTTTACTCACGGGTTCAGGGAGAAAGAGTTGGTTACTATCACCAGTGGTTCGGGAATGGGTAAGAGTCAAATCGTCAGGGAGTTGGAACACTACCTGCTTGGTGCTACCGACGACAACATCGGCATCCTAGCACTGGAAGAAGACATACCCAAGACAGCGTTAGGTATCATGTCCATCGAAGCAGAGAAGCAGTTACACTTAGACAAGGACGTGACTGAAGAAGAGAAGCGAGGCTATTGGGAGAAGACGTTAGGCTCAGGACGTATCTTTATGTTCGACCATTGGGGTAGTACTAGCGAAGACAATCTTTTGGGTCGTATCAGGTACATGGCTAAAGGATTGGATTGCAAGTGGATTATCCTTGACCACCTCAGCATCGTGGTGTCAGATCAGGACAACGGTGACGAGCGTAAGGCAATCGACAGCATAATGACTAACCTACGTAAGCTAGTTCAAGAGACAGGAGTTGGTTTGTTCTTGGTGTCACACCTCCGTAGACCTTCAGGACAGAAGGCGCACGAAGACGGTGGCAAGATTAGTTTGGGAGAACTCAGAGGTTCGGCGGCAATCGCGCAACTTAGCGACATCGTTATTGGTTTGGAACGTGACCAACAACACGCTGACCCAACGACACGCAACACCACCACGGTACGAGTCCTGAAGAATAGGTTTGTTGGTCTCACAGGTGCGGCTTGTTACTTGTTCTATGATAAAGACTCAGGACGTATGATTGAAACGGTATGTCCGGTAGATGAATCGGAGTTTTAATGAAGCAGATAGTCTTTGATATTGAAGCTAACGGCCTAGACCCTGATACGGTTTGGTGCGTTATAGCCTACGAGAGAGAGGCTAAGGAGTACATCGAGTGGTCAGGAGATGACCTACATTGCTTCAAGGATTGGATAGCAGAGCAGGAAGAACTGGAAGTCATCGGTCATAACATCATTGGCTACGACATACCAGTGTTAGAGAAGCTACTTAACGTAGACTTCAGCAATTGTAAAGTTACTGACACATTAGTTATGTCCAGACTAGCAGAACCATCGCGCTTAGGTGGTCACGGCTTGGAGAATTGGGGTCAGTTGTTACATCAACCGAAAGGAGAACACAGTGATTGGCTTAATTTTTCGCAGGATATGGTGGAGTATTGTAAGCAAGACGTTAGGGTTAATGAACTGGTGTACCAGAGATTACTTCGTGACCTTAATGGCTTTGGAACTGAAAGCGTTATGTTGGAAGGTCAGGTACAAAGGATTATTAGCAAGCAGATTGAGAACGGATGGCTTCTAAACCAGAGAGCAGCCTTTAACCTGTTAGGAGAACTGAAGGAAAAGAAGT